TAGTAATACAATGACAAAGCCCATTCCCATCATATAGTAACGCCAATTTTCTAATGCGTTTACTCTTTTGGTTTGGTCATTGATACGCTGATGGAGTTGCTTTTCCATTTGATCCAGCCTATCTAAGATTTCCTTAACGGAATCTGTTCTTTTGCTTGCGTTATGATCTGCCAATCTTTGGTGATCCTCTCTTGCTGAACGTCTATATTCTTCCAATCGGTCTGAAAGAACAGTCATCCTTAGTTCATCAGTACGTTTTGTCTCTTCGCATAGCTTCTCAACATCTTCTAATTTGTCTTTAGTATTATCTAGTACTTCATTCAGAACTGCTACATTTTTAGACAGCTCAGCCATCATTTCAAGAGAGTTTTCAACTCTCCCAAAAAATTTATTCATTGACTTTAGGTCAGCCTTAATTAAGGCTATGTCTGTTTCCCATTTATCTGCCAATGGCCTATTTCCTTGTTCATTAATTGAAAAAAGGGGATATCAACTTGTTACCCCCATTATACCACAACTAATAATATATGTCAATATTTATTCTTTTAACGCTTCCTCATAGTAAAGAATTATAGCTTTTTGCTCATTAATATATCTTCTTAATTCGCCAATACCTATTGCCAGATTTTCGTAACCTTTAGGACCTACTGCAAATACGACAAAGTTACCGGTTTGTCCTTTTAACTCTTCCATTTTTGCATCAACGTTATCTTCAGTAATAACACTCCACTCAACAGGAGGAAACTCTACCACAGGTGGTCTAGCTTGGATCGGAATATTTTGTTTTTGATATTCAGTCTGAACTACTACTGTCGGTTCCGGTGTCCTCATCCCGCACGCCGTCAGTGCTAGAGTCGTCACCAGGAGCAGTAGTATCTTCAGCGATGTCTTGGATAAGTCTATCAACTGCACGCTGTACCCTTTCCTCTAAGTTTTCAGGATCCTGTAAGGCTTCCATAGTTAAATCAATACGCGCAAATTTGTTACGCAAAGTGTTTAAATACTCGCGTGATTCTGCTAATTGTTTTGTAAGATTTTGATTGAGTTCTTCGTTGCGTTGAGCGTCTGCAACCATTTGATCCACTGTATTTTGTAGTGTTTCTGCTGCAGACGCTAACTTAACGTTATTCTCACGAAGTGTTGAAATAGTCGCTTCTGACCATTCATAGTAACTTTTAGCTCCATAGCCAATAGCACTAAAAATACCAACGACTATAACTAAAAGATATAATTTAGCCATAGCTAATTATTTTTTATCCTCATCTTCGTCTTCGTCGTCATCCTCATCTTCGTCTTCATCTTCTTCGTCATCCTCGTCTTCGTCTGCTTCAGCTTTCATAGCTTTTTTATACTTTTCTTCTAAAGCAGCTTGGATGCGTGTTTGCATTTCTTCTTCAAATGCTTCTTTCATTTCCATTGGCTTATTTTCCAAAGCCATTTGTGCGATTTTTTCTAAAGACATGATGTCCTCCTATTAGGTTTCTATTCTCTTATTTATATTATTTGAACATTTTAGCTTGTGTGGCTGGTCCAACGATACCATCCGCGACTAAACCATTAAGCTTTTGCCATTTTTTAACAGCAACTAGCGTACCTGGACCAAAATCTCCATCAGCACCTACGCCAATAGCTTTTTGCATTTTCTTAACGTCGTCACCCTGCATTCCTTTACGAAGTGTACGAACTGCAGAAGATGTAGTTTTCTTAGGAGTTGGTACTTCACCACCAAGGATAGCTAATGCTTCTTCCCAACGACGGGTACGATCTTCTAAACCAATGGTACCACCATTAATTTTTTTAGTTAATCCTTTGATGTCACCGTTGTCGGCCCATTTGTCAAGTTTGTTTGTTGCCCAGAACCAGCATGCTGACTCGAGAGCTCCTCGTTCGGTTGCGACATAGTCTGCTGCTTCTTCTGCTGACATGCCGACTGATTTTCCAAACGCTGTATAATTGTTTCTACCTGTAAGTTGCTTAATGCCACGGCCCCTAAATCTCCACCCATCACCGGCAGTGGTGTTGCCCATAGCGCCTCGTTTGCTGCGGAATTCATCTTGGTAAACATAGTTCGCAATCTTTTCAGGGTTGCGCGCATATTCTTTAGCATCTCTTTTGCCCTTTCCGAAATAACGGCCAAAGACTGAGTTGAGCGCTTTTTCGCTGTAGTTTAAGTTTTCTTCTAGTCTAGTAAAGTCTAGTGACTCATGAGCACATTGTGCCATAAAGCCAGCAATTCTATTAGTTGTATTAATATCATATTTTTCAAACGCAGGAACAGCGGCATCATACCAAGCTTCAGGATTCTTGTTCTTTGGAATCATCGCTGTAAATTGTTCTAAAGTAATCATAATTTATCTCCCATAATATCTCTTAGTCTTTTCTTTTTATCAGATTTATTACCTGATGTCCATTTCTTTTGACCAGCTTTTGACATGTGGCCGCCGTCCATACCAGCAATATTACCACCGCTGACGTTATTAGCTGGTGCATCTTCTTCTATCTCTGGTTGTGTGTCTACTTTATTAGAGTTTTCTTTTGACATAGATCCAGATTTAACAACACCAGACTTTTTAATTTTATTGATAAGTTTTATAGCACGCATATTAATTGCTGACTCAGTAACCTTTTTGCCTTTAGAATCATACTTACCCATTTCCATTACCTTTTCTTTAGCATACCATTGTGGACTAAATGTCTCATGCCATTCCCAATCACGTGAGCGCTTATCCCATTCCATGACTTTCCATTCGCCTTTATGGCGTTCATCTTGGTCAAGTTGTTTTTCTATTTTAAATCGGCGACCAGTTGGGAAAGTAATTTCTTTCTCACCATTAGGTCCAGCCTTTTTCCACTTAGGAGGTTGTGGTTTACGAGCTTCTTCAATTTCATCAAAAAAACCGTTGACATCTTCTGAAAGTGTGGTATAATGATTATATCCAATACAAAATAAATCTATACTTTCATTAATCTGTTGTTCAGTTAATGTATCAAGTTCTGATTCTTCTGTAAATGCTTTATGTTCTTTAATTAGGTAAAGCGCAGCCGCATATGATGCCAGTCGAGAACTACCTCCTGGCACCTTAGCTAACAGCTTCTTCATATTAGTAACCATGATATCAAAGACACCAAACGCCTTTTTCTGCTTGGCGGTACGGTCTTTTTTCTTTATAAGGATGTTACCTTTATCATCAATTATGCCTTGATTATAAGCTTCCCATTTATTAAATGGTGTTGCAAGTCTTCTAACAAATTGATATACTAAAAATAAATCGACGACCATTGGTCATATTCCTTTGAGTTTTTCTTCAATAACTTTATCTGAAGTGATATTGCTCGCACTTAAAACTACATCACTGTATTGAATTACTGGCGGCATAAAATTCAAATATTCAACAAAAGGTTTTAAAAACTCGTGATATTCATGTAGTTTCATAAACAACATATCAGTAGCTTCTGGACCAAAAACATTATATATAATTATCAAGTGGTTTAGAATCAACCTCTCTTTTAAATCATCGTCTTGTCTATATCGTCCAAAAAGTTTACGAAGATATTGAAACCGTTTTAAATCTTCTTCGAACTCTGATACATCAGAGCATTGAGGATTTTCATAAGATTTCGCCGCATATATTAGAAAGGTTGATTCTGTCAATTTCATAATAAATTATTGTTTTTAAGTATCAGCTGCGATTAAGTCTTCGTCAGCAGTATCGCCGGTAACACCATCATCGCCTGTATCTGCAAGTGCTAATGTTCCGCCTTTCATTGCTACCAAACACTCAGCAAAGTGACGTCCGCCTGCAGTGTGATACAACCACCAACCTGGTCCTGTTAGACCTTTTGCACGGTTAGCTGCAACTGCTGCTTCTTCATCTGAGATAAAGATTGCATTATCGCGATCGTTTGATTTGTTTGTGTTTGACGCTGCATCTTCCAACCATGTTGGAACACTTGCTAATACGTCTGTTTTTCCCCATAGTGCCATTTTAGTTCTCCTAGTTTGGGTTTTGTAATTCTATTTATATTATGCTGTTGCGGGTTTGTTATTTTCTCTTGCTGCTGCTTTAGCTGCAACCACTCTCGCTTTAGCATCCCTAATGCGTTTACGATCTGCATTTTTCTTTTCAATTGCATCCGCTTTTTTCTCAGCAGCATCAGCTCTACCTGAAGCAGACATTCTGTTAGCACCTTTTTTAGCTAACCGAGCTGCACCTACAACAGATTTAGCACCTATTTTAAATGCACCACCAATTGCTTTACCGATTAACTCATTAAGTTCTTCTTCGGTAAGTTCATTAATATCAATGTCTTGCGATTCTGCATATTCTATAATATACATATCTGAAATGTGGTCTTTAAAATTTTGCATAGGGTTGCCTTTTTTCTTATATTTATTTAACTATCTACTTTAGCACCAGCACGCCATTGGTAGCATGACCAATATTTTGCTTTCCATTTAGGACCTGGATTATCACATCCATGTCTAGCTCTAAATGATGCACGACGCTTTGGGTCGTCTCTTTTAATAGATAAATTAGGATCACCAAAACGAACTACAACAACATTTCCTTTTTCGTTTTTAACATATACTTTAAATTTCTTATTAGGATTTTCAGAAGTTCTAATAGGATCGTTGAGTTTTACTTTGCGTCCTTCAAACTCTGACTCCTCAACTACTAAATCTTCGTATAGATCACATTCCTCACAAATTTGATCAATGCGTTCTTCTGTATATCTTTTAAAATTATCCACCGAACTCGTGCCCCGCTACTCGTTTCATTTGTTTATTAAATTCAGCCTGCGATGGCTTTTCTTTGTATAGCTTAATAGAAATGTTTGGTCTATCTTTGCCTTTAATACGCCAATTATGTCCGGCTTCTTTATGTTCAGGTTTAGTTGTTTTTACAACACGGCGCTTATAACCAGCTTCCCATGTTTCTGAACCTTCACAAAACTGTTTAAATGTTTTCATTTCATTAACCTTTTTATTGTAGCTAAGGCTTTCTTGCCATCTGGATGGTTTGGATTAATACTTACTTCTTCTCCATTAGTAAAGTCTGCTATATTAGTTGCTTTACCGAGATCTTTAATTGCATTGTGTAATGGATCTTTAGGATCAAAGCTTCGTTCAAAATCTGGCTTACCACGTAACTCTACC